CAAAAACTGTTGGAATTAGGTACATTAAATGCCTCTATTAGATATAAGGCATCAGTTTGTTAAGATATCTGAATTTTCTCTCCTATTAGACATTGAAGGAAAACTAAAGTTGAGAAGGTCATTAGAGTTTTCTAGTATACCATTCTTAACGCCTAAGGCTAGACTTTTTGCATTAGATATAGTTGACAAGGCGAAACATTATCAGAACTTGCTTCTGACATGTTCTGAGGATAGGATGCCAATACCAGACGGTATGTTGAGTGGGAATATGAACATTTATAGTTGTATTAGTAACCTCATGTCTTTAAAGGTAGATCTAAGTGAATATGTTAAGGATATTAGGTTTTGTTCAAGGATCATGGAATCTAGAAAGATAAGTGGTAGTTCAAAAGAGCCATTCTTCAAATTCACCGATGACCATACTGAAGTTTGCATTATAAAATTCATGGCTCTCAATGACATCCTAATAGATATGCATAGATCTAGTGTTTACAATTACGAATTATTACTTAAAGCCATAGATAAAGGTGATATCATAGATATAAAGTCATATAATCCAACAATAAGCCATGATGATATATCTTTAACGGTCTTGGGTCCATTAGTAATCATTATTGTAAAATCAGAAAGATTTGTCTTTTCACATGAGCACTATGAAAGATTATTAGAATCACTGATAAAATTCAGGAATTACTTATTATTGATTATAAACTTACTTGGTCCCGAAGATAAATCAGGCTTATATTTACTTAGAAGAATTCTATCATTAGGGGTGATGTACCCTGAAAAGATTGGAGAGGGAATGAAAGCAGCACGGAATTCATTAGTCTGGCGATTATCTCAGGACACCATGATGGGGAACAAACCAGAAAAGTTACTTTTCTCATCCTATGATGAATGGAAAGTTGATATTGCCGAGAAAGTCTTAGATATATATGACGACCTAGGTTTGTCAACTTATGATCAATTGCAAGTAGCATATGCCTATAAGTACATACCCCACCCCGACTCTGATATGTCTATCTGTTTTATATCGACTCTTGGTGTTAAAGAAGCTAATAAAGTTGAGATTAATAGTTTAAAAGCTTTAGAAGGATCACTGAGGAAGTCATTATTTAGTGCTTCTGTAAAAACAGGAGAACCTCTCAGGGTTATAGGCGGAGATGAGTATTTGAAAAATGTTAGCTCCTTCCCTTCTCCAAATTACGATGATATGATAAGGGTAGGGACAGAAAGATGGTCATCGGTGAGGTTCTCCTTGGAGAATAGATATGCAGACTACCTTAATAAAGATCTAAAGACTCTTGATAGAGCTCATTGCAAAGAACCTAAGATCAAAGATATCGGCGAAAATTTGTACCCTGATATAGATTACTTAAGAGGTAAAAGCCGGCCTAGGAAAAAACTAAAAACATTATTCGGGAAAGATATTATATTGAAATATAAGGATAATGAAGAGCCATCAGCAGTTGAAGCTTGGGCTTATTTCAGAAGGATAGTTGACGCTCATACCAAACTTGAAGAAAAGCTAGGTTATAGGCCCAGTAGCAGAGAGTTATCAGACTTCTACATAGATAATCCTGATGCATTCCATTGGGTAGCCACTGAAGGAAAATATGGTGAAGCACATAAAGAGACAACAAGGATGTTTTACTTAGCAAACCCATACATGAAGAAGTATTTATCATTAGTTGAAAGATTAATAAAGGATATAACAAAAGGTCAATTAGGTAATAGTATAACTAAGACTTATGAAGCTAGGGATTCCGATAAGAGAACATTTGCGCATAGTAGCTCATCACCGGCTGGAAATTATATACCTATATATTTGTCATTTGACATGTCAGAATTTTCAAAGCGCTTCCCAGGTGAGAATCTAATGATATTAGGTAAAATCCTATCTGAACTCACTGGCGATCCCACTTTGTCTAGGTTAGATATAGCTTTTCGATCAGCCATAGTTGCCCACTCAACTAGGGGAGTAGAGGGTAAATTCGCTGGAGTCACTGGTGGTTTTGAAGGATTTCTGAATTTTGGTTGGACTACAATCCATGTTGCAATAATGATCGTCGCTCTTAAAGAGGCTGGTGTTTCTGGTGCAATATTAGCTTACTCTGATGATGGGGTTCTTTATTTTCTTATAGATAGTAAAGATACAATGGATAAAGTCAGGGAGGTTGTTTTAGTTATCCAAGCTGCTTATAGAAAGCTCGGTCTAAACTTCCATATAGGGAAAACCCTCGTATCTACAACTACATTTGAGTACCTGGGAGATATATCAGATGATGGGAGATTGATAGATTCATGGCCAAAGTCATTATCGTCTCTATGCATAATCGATAAGAAGGATTCCTTCTCACCTATAGGATCAGTTATAGATTCATATGTTGGTCAAGTTGGTGCAATTGTCAATAATGGTTTCCCTGCTGCCTTATTAGAGCCTTATCTTATGTACCATGTTTACTTAAAACTAAAGAGACTAACTAGTAGATTAAAAATAGATGATGCAGTCGCCTTAATGATTATCCCACGGTCATCAGGAGGTTTTGGACTACCTTGTTCATATAATTTCTCTATCTCATATGAGAAAGACAACCTGGCAGAATTCATTGCAGATTGCGAATCTATAGGGTCTATATACCCAAAGATCGAGAGTAAGATATGCTCATACGTTTATGAGTCGTTAAGAGAAGGCTCTGAATATTCTCAATCGCTCATACTAGGGAATATGATCTCAACAACGATTAAAGATATAACAGGAATAGATGTTCTAGCTAAAGCTGGTAATATGCTTAGAAAAAAGTTAGGCTTAGATGAAGTAGAACACCCAATGACAAATTCAAAGGCTATGTCTATAACTTCTGTGTTAAAAACTACATCTGGTATTAGGTCAAACTTACTTAGTCAAATAATAATGAATACACCTTCTATGCTAGAATACCAACATTTATTACAAGAGGGAAAATCTTCGGGAGCTGTAAAAGTCCTAGGATTAGATAAGATCAAGATGTTACAAGCAGCTGACACGAGGAATGTTAGAAAGGGTGTTTTATCATTTATAGACCATAAGGTGAAGCCGGTATCTATAGGTGATATAGCATCGTTCATAGCTAAATCTTGTAATAACTATGGCATAGCGCTAGGGAAACCCAGTCCAAGATCATTGATGAAGATAATACACAGTGGTAATCACAATATAACAGTAGTCACTGATTTAAAGAATTATGGTGAGACGGGGTTAGGTAGAAGAAAGGTAATAAAAACCATGGACTTACCATATCTTGAGCCCAGGATGAGTACAATGTTAAAAACAGACAAATTGATTTTTGAATCAGAACAGACTAGAGATAATAACATACCTTTTAGGTTAGTCAGAGTAATAAGCTCGATAGTTCGGAGAAACCCATCGATTAGCCAGGCACTATCGTTAATCTGTGCTATAATGGGTTATGCTGTTCCAGTCTTGATAAATTCTGAGTCCAGCAGTACTGATAGAGTCAGAATGTTCAAATCAAAGCCTGATATAACACTAAATATACCTCCAATACATAAAGCTAGATCAACCGTATTAATGAGGAATGAAATAAGAGGGTTGTATACTTCAAGCTATGATATGGACAGAACATCACTTGAGTATTTTAGTGATGTAGCTTCATATATGGAAATTTCTGCACTTGGGTCTTACAGAAATGAGGGATCTTGTAAGAAAAATATAGTGAATATCAAGATATTGAAACCAGAATTAATAATGAGTACTGATGAAATGTTACAATTATACCCATTACCTGATATAAAGTATAATATACCAAGGAATGAAAGAGTGATGATAGAGCTCAGAATCGCACATGAAAGGGAAATGAGTGAGATGAGGAGGATCAATAGTGCTACTGATATGTCTACAAAAGATAGTACAGAGTTAGATGTCTTACTTGAGTATTATGCTGAAAAGATATTAAAGAAAATAAAATATGTAATGTCAGGTTTCTACCAGCACGATGATCTGCCATCTATTATCACAGAAACAACATCACTAAATTATAACAGAGAAATATACAGGAAAGTTATGATCAAACTGATTAGGTTGAATGGATATAAAAACCTAGATAATGAGAATGTAAAAGAAGCTGATAATGAGTTTGAAGATGCCAAGAGTAAAGTGTATGAGAAATTATTTGTCATTAAGCATATGCTGCCTAATGTGCTACTCGAACCTGATATCATGGTTAGCATAACTAGAATGGAGGTACTAAATTACATTGGTATCAGTGATCTAGTATCTACACTTTTTAATAAGGAAAGAATCATGGTTATAGATAGTGGGCTAGTCCATGGGAGGGACCCCGTCGCTAATACAGTTAAAAATATCATTAGAAAAACTATCTCCCAAATATATGATGAATGCTATGATCATGGATGGGATCATAGCTATAAAGTTGTTGATGGTGTACTGTTACGTTCTGCCAATGAGAAAATAATAAAGATCGATAGCTTATTGGATATGTTATCTGTTGCATATGACTCTGTTAGACGATCTATTCATAGGAATCAGTTCTACAATAAGACCACTTTCGAAATAATATACTACAAGTTACTAATAGCATCTACTATTGGTTTTTGTGATGTAGGAGAAGCTGAATCTGATGACGAATATTATGATGATGTGGTAGATGATGATGACATAATATCACAGGGTGCTGCTACTAATATCAAAATAATACCTAGTGGATCATATTTTCTAACTGTTAATCAGATTGAGTATTTCATTAGTCAGCACAAAACTATAGAGAAGAGAGACCTGGGACCAGACCATATTAAGTTATTATCGGCACCTCTGCCCCACAGATCATGTCTTAGAGCTGAGATATATAGAAATAATAAGAAAATAAGGAGGCCCTTAGGATCTATAGAAGAACTCTATTTATTAGCAAGAACAGAACAGCATTACTTCAGCAATATCCTAGCAAGAATCATATCATCATCAGTAACTACTATAGATAGAAGGTCACTAACAGACACAGATGTCGATTATATAAAACTTATAGGAACCTTACCCCCACCAAGAAATCCATCAACATACACTTATGGAAGAGAAGATCATAAAAATTATTATACGATACAGAGCATGTGGGCAAACTTATTATTACTTATGAGATCAGAAGGTTTTAATTCGATAAAACTCATTGATAGTGTACCAGTAGATATGATAAATACGATGAATCGAGAGATCTTAACATCTGAAAGATCTATCCCAGTGAATTACAGAATTACAGAACAGAATTCAATATCATTAGTTCATGAGGTCTTCAGTGACCCAATATCAGCAGTATCATCTTATGCTAATATAAGCAGTCTTGGACCTAATTTTCTTAGCTTACTAGCTTCTGATAATTATTATGTGGTCGCTGGTGCAGTGTTAATAGAGATTGATAATGTGAAAGAGTCTGAACCATCTGAAGATTTTATTAACTTAAGTCAAGCTCTCTCGTTATTTCCATCATCGCTTAATGATCACTTAAATTCATTATTATCTGCTAGTGGTTCCTATGCTCATTTCAGGAGGCATGCAAGCACTAGTATGCCGAATATAAAGATTGGAAATTTGACGATATGTCAGACTGCTAGGAATCCACAGGTGATTAAAGAAGCCCCAATGATAGTAGCTGCTTCAGTATTATCTTCTAGTAGTTGTACTATTTCACAAGCTCTCTGGTCATGGTATCTATTAGATGGTTTTTTGAAGGGTATTAGTTTGGAGGGTATTAGAGAGTCATATGAGAAAGATATAATTTCATATGACAACGCAGATAAAAGAGGTAAAAGGATGATGATCGCAGCTTTAAAGGCAAATGCTTCAAGTGTTAGAATGTATTTCCTAATAAATCCTGTGAGCTCATCAATGAGCATGGATATATCTGATTACCTAAATTACCCAGATGACAGTGTGTTGGGTCTGGGATCACAGCTAACATCATACTATGTTAAGGCTGACACTCTTAGTATAAAACAGCTGATATCATTAGGATCAAGGTTAGGAGATGATGATGACTCCAATGAGGTAATATTTCCGAGTGTTGAGAATATTGACATGATAAACGATATTCTGCCAGGGCACCTACAG